CTTCACGACGGTATTCTAGTTTTACTAGAGCCGATCCGTGTTTTCTTAATTGGCAAAGGGAATACTAAGGACCTGCTACCTCAAAGAGGTCGTAGGTCGTTATAGTACCTCTGCTCCCACCATCCATATGTCCTCAGCGGATTCACGTCACCACAGTAGGTTGGATAACCTACTGTGTTGTGAAATATAATCATCGCTGAATCTGGGAGGTGTGTTCGGATATAATTAGGATTAATAAACCGAATCTTAGATTCGATTAATTTCTCCAGATCATATCCGCTTAAAGGAACATCCGTATCGGAAAGGTGTGGGTCTAGTATTTTCTTATTCTCACGAATAAGAACACTAAACTTACCCTTGGAAACCTTAGAGCGCAGCATTCTGGGAAGAATGATCGCCTTTAAGATTTTCCGCTTTTCGATTGAAAGGCTTCGAATACGAATGGGAACTCTACCAATGTCCTTTTTTTCAGGAACAAGCTTACGCTCGTAAGCTGCCTGTGAAATGAAGGGACTTCGGTAGGAATTAATATAGTCAGAGAGTGACATAAAACCCTCTCGGGATAATTCTGTACCATCTATCGATGGAACATTTTCTCCCAGATTAAAACAATCAGTTAACAAAAAGCTGATAAGTTTTGGATCCGTGACACCAATTAATTCACCCACAGTACTCTGAGCAACCTCTCTAGAGATTATACGTCTCTTGATGGTAGCCAGAAAACTTTTATTTATCCTTTTTAAGGGTAATTTAATCCCGAAATAACGGGGTGGGTAGTCAAGTGGAATCCCTAATCTATATGCATAACAAAGTTCATCAAAGAACCTTGTAAAGGATATATATTTAAGAAGACTCCGCTCAGATATTCTCTCAGCGGATCTAATGGATTCTACTACATTTGACCAATTAGGAGTATGAACACCGCCGCGAGGCGATGATAAACTCGAAATTGGACCAAATGATTTACCTCTCTTTACATCTACTGTTTTTTCACAGTAAATGAACGAATCTGGGGAAAGGAAATCCTTTCCTTCAGAAATCTCCGAATGGATTGAAAGCAATCGATTCGTAAATTGCAGAGAGTGAGTAAGAGTACATTGCCCGACCAAGTCGTCTCCTGTGTCTACACACAGGAATGCATTGGAAGGAGCAATGTAACCTTCGAAATTTTGGAGTTCTTGATCTGAGGATCTCTCCCAACAATATAGGTTATATATTGGTAGGAGGGGCCAAGAGATAGAAACTCCCATAGGTTGTCCTCGCTTTGAAATACCACGGAATGTACACCTTTCGGTGCACATAAGCCATGAGTCTTCAAAGTCGGAGATATCCTTAGATAAACCAGTAGTTATTATCTTCTTACTCAAGAGTAAGTCGGTAGTAGCTATCGGAGTCGATTCATCCGGGACGTCGTAAAGGGATTTATGTTTCTTAGGGTCGTCAGACCCCAAGTTACATGAACCGTCGATAGTAATTCCGGCAGAATTATAGAGTTTGGAGGCTTTGGAAAACATTTCTGTTTTCCAATTGGCCATCAAACCCCGTATCTTAAAGGATACGGGGTTTAATAGCTTCCTATTGAACTCGTATAATTCATATTCACCCGTAATCAGAAAAAGGATCTCCTCTATAAAAGGAGGTTTTACCTTTAACTTTTTGAAGAATTCTCCGTAGAATACTCTACTGAACTCTTTATTGTGATTATCTGTCGCGGTCTTCAAATCGAGTGACCGAAACATGTAATCATTCCGGGATGACCATTTAGGCATGGTATAACTAGCATCACGCTGGCTATACCGTATCCTTGGGTCTGAATTTAAGGAGGGTTGTATCATCGCCCTAATCACATCTGATAGGTAAATGATAGCGAAGGATGTCATACACGCCATCCTCAATTTTCCACCTTTTTCCTTTATCGCTAAAGGAAAAAGAGGTGGCGAATGCCCTCTATGTTTCATATATTTCAAAAGGTTATAACAACCGAAGTAAGTAAGTATACTTACCTCGGCGTTAGCCTGAGAAACTTTCTTAATTCCTGGAGATATTTCTTCGTACATAGCAATATGATGAATATTGCTAGTTACGGTAGAAACCTCTTGGATACACAATTCCTCTACGGGAAGTTGTGGGAAAGCAACATTTCTGGCTTTTTGATAGTCAGCAATGTCTTTTATGAAAGACACCTGTCCCCCATCTGCGCGAGATCTTTCGAGACACGCAGAGGTAGAATAGGTGGTTAAAGTACGGGGGGTATCAACATTAGTATATTTATTATGCCATTGTTGAACCCATAAAGAGAAGTCACTAATTACCCAATTGGGTAATTCGATCGGCTCTTTATATCTCTTAAAGAAATCCTCTACTGCTTGTTTGAAATCTGGTCTATGTAAAGGGGGTAAAGCCCTCTTTACATAACTAAATTTCAACGCCTTCCAAGGTTGCCGTATCTTAATTCCCTCTAAGTACTTAGGGGGCTTTGGGATCATGCCATTTTGAAAAAACGAGAGACGTAATTCGTCAGAATATTTACGAATATTCTGTATCATTATATCGGGACCGTTTTTTACAATGCGTCTCTTTATTTTCTTTAGAAAATAAGGAGAAACCTTGATTGAAGCTAACTCCAGAGCTATGATAATAGCCCTGTAGGTATCCTCAATTTTCGCCAAATAGGAAAAATTGCTATAATAATCCTTACCAAGTGATTCACTTGGTAAAGTCTTAATATAGTCAATCATCGCTCCTACAGTACAACTGTAGGTGGGAAATCTATTTGCATACTTCTCACTTCGATGAATCAGGAGGGCGAGCATCTTACGATGTACGTCTCCCTGATAACCGATATCTCGTACTAGATTAAGGTACGTAGATAAATCGATAGGGGAAGTTTTGGGTAAAAGGCCTGGCATTAGACCTAATTTAACAAGTACGTTAGTAACTTGTTTCTTAGACCTCTGTGCTAGACCCAAACGATAGAGTAAACATTTGATCTCATGTGAAATGGGGAATCCCGTAAGGGATTGCCAATATATCATATTACCATCAAAGTAATTTACTCCAGGAAGAGACTGAATGATCGGCGACCATGCAAAGATTTTCGTCTTTGTA